AGCATCAAACACGACTTGCTTTACAACAACACCACCAACAAATACAATATTTAATTTAGGAGACAGTACTTTAGTTCAAAATGGAACATCAAATCAATATATCGCCTACTGCTTCCACAGCGTAGAGGGAATGTCCAAAATAGGTTCTTACACAGGAACTGGAGCAAGTAATAGTATTGTAACAGGGTTTAGACCTGCTTTTGTTATGACTAAGAAAACAAATAATACTGGAAGTTGGACAATAATAGACAATAAAAGAGATTCGTCAAATCCAATAGAGAAGTTCTTAAAGGCGAATGATAGTACTTCGGAGGGTACTGCGTCTGATTATGCTGATTTTAATTCTAATGGATTTACACTAAACACCTCTTCGGGAAACAACAGCGGAGATACTTTTATCTACCTAGCATTCGCAGAAGAGAACGTACAACCAGAACCAGAGTTAGCTAATAGTTTTAACGTAGTTACTTATACAGGTAATGGTAGTACACAAGCTGTGACTGGATTAGGATTTCAGCCAGATTTTGTTTGGATAAGAGAGCGAACAACTGTAGAGGGGTATAGATTGTATGATTCAGTAAGGGGAGTAACAAAACACCTTAATACAACAAATACAGCTGCTGAAGCAGTAAATAGTGCAGGATTAACATCTTTTGATTCAAATGGTTTTAGTGTTGGTAGTTATGCTCCTGTAAATACAAATAATGAAGATTACGTTGCTTGGGCTTGGAAAGCATCTAATGACAGTACTATCAATAATGACGGTAGTATATCAAGTGTGGTTAGTGCGAATCCTGCTAGTGGTTTTAGCGTGGTAAAGTATACGGGGACTAATAGTGCGGATGATGTTGGTCACGGATTAAGCTCAACTCCTGAATTAGTTATAGCAAAAACTCTTGATAGTTCAGATTCTAATAGTAATTGGATTGTTGCATCAACCTTATTAAGTGGTCAAAGAGGTATATTAAATGGGACTCAATCTTTTGCTTCTTCAACAACTCACTTTAGGGCAGATGCTACAAGCACTGTATTAAGATTAAGCGATAATTCAAGTAGTAACGTAAATAGAAACGGAGATGACCATATCGCCTACTGCTTCCATTCAGTAGATGGTTATCAGAAGGTAGGGAGTTATACGGGGACAACTGCTGCTAAACAAGTTGATGTAGGATTTCAACCAAGATTTGTAATGATAAAAAATTCAAGCAGGTCACCAGAGCAATGGTTTATGGTTGATTCATTAAGAACAGGAACTTACAGTCCGATACTTCACCCTAATCAAAATTTTGCAGAAACACAAAATGTAGCAGAAGATGTAAATTTTAATTCAAACGGATTTTTACTTGATACTACAGCAGTTGCATCAGCAGGATTAAATGAAAATGGGGATACATACATCTACTTAGCAATAGCATAATGGAAGATTTGAAGATAGCTTTTACTAATATATTCGCACTTGGGTTAAGTGTTTCAGAGGCAAACCCAGTATTACAAACGGTTTCCCTTTTATTAGCTATCGGATATACTACAATATCAATATATAAAAAACTTAAATGAAATTACCGAAAAACGGAGTAGCGAGAGAGATAAGAAGTTATGTAGGTTCGTTGCTAATATTCCTTTTTGTTATTGGACTTATTATAGCTTTGATACAATTTCCTGTACTAGATACAAATAAAGAGGTCGTAATGATGCTAATAGGTACGATAAGCGCCTCTATTGGAATAACAGTCGCTACTATAACAGGAAGTAAGCCAGACGATATAAACGCTCTTAAACAATCCCTAGAGAAAAAAGAACATCAAATAGAAATGCTAGTATCAGCTAAAGACAATCTTGAGGAAATGGTAATTAACTTGCAAAAGGAAATGTTACAAAACCAAGATAATATGATGGATAAAATAATCCTAAAAGCTGCAATGGATTTTGATGATAAAAATTACCCACCTAAAAAATAAATTATGATAAAAAAGTATTACGATATAGCAAAAGCAGAAGTTACTAAATGGGTGTTTGATGGATGGAATAGCGACAGTATATTTGAGAAAGGTAAGGTTATCTTTGTAGGTTTTGTATTGTTTTTTATTCTTTGGAAATTAATTTATAGCATATTTGTATGAATCTTAATTACTTTTCCTTATCAGAGTTTGATTGCCCTAGTTTACCCAATTCAGGCAAGAATATGGATTTACAGTTTCTTACTAAACTTGAATCAGCCCGAAAAATTGCAGGAATACCTTTTAAAATCACAAGTGGTTACAGAACAGCAGATCACAATAAATCAGTCGGAGGCGTGCCAAACTCAAGCCACCTTATTGGGGTTGCGGCAGATATTGCAGTTGGAAGCGGAAACGAAAGATACGTTATACTTAACGCACTTATTAGAGCAGGGTTTAAAAGGCTTGGAGTTGCAAAAGGGTTCATTCACTGTGATACAGACGATACAAAACCAAACTCTGTCTGGACGTATTAAAACTGGCACAGTAGGAAACACTTTATGGAACATTTACTAGTCGGCTATATATTTTTTCGTATTTTAGAACACTTTGTTCGTAGGCTTTTTATATTTTTAAAAAATGGGTAAAGCTTTAAACCGAAGAGGAAAATACAGCCATTGTACAAGAGCTCAAAAAAAAGGTAATAACAAACCAGCTAAAAAGAAATGAGCGAAAAAAAGAAATTTAAAGATACTCAAGTCGGTAAGTTTTTACTGAATAAAATACCTGATGTCGTTGGTGCAGTTGCAGGAGATACATTAGCGGGAAATGTTATTCAAGCTATTATAGGCGGCTCAGAAATGACTGAGGAAGATAAATCCTATGCACTTAAAAAACTAGACTTAGAGCGTGCTGAAATAGATGGCACGACAAGGCGCTGGGTTGCAGACGCTAGATCAGGGAGTTGGCTTGCATCAAACGTCAGGCCTTTGGTATTAGTGTTTTTAACTATTAGTTATATTATAGGGTGGTATATGGGTTACCCCTTGGATTCAATTACTGGGTTATTAACAATTGTCATAGGGGGTTACTTCGGCTCTAGAGGCGTAGAAAAAGTATTTGGCAACTCAAAACATAAATAGTCTGTTAATATAAAATTTTTTAAAAAGTTTACATATTAAAAAAAAAGACTGTAACTTTGGTGGGTAAGTGGTAATTAATATTTAATTTTTATATAAAATATGGAAGATAATACTATTAGAAAATTAGCTGAAAAAATTGCTAAAGATTTTCAATTATCTGTTAAAGACAGAACAGATGCAATATTAGAAATGGATGCTATATCATATACTAATTTGGGCATTGATAGTTCAAAAACAGAAAAGAATAAAGTAAAGTCTGATAGTAAACATCTTTACAAGTTAATTAAAGGCTTTAACGAAACAGATGGAAAGCTTTTATTGAATCATTTAGATGCCTAAAGCTAAAAAACCAACAAGAAGCAAATTAGTTAAAAAGCTTGATTCTGTTTTTAGTCAGTATATAAGAAAAAAAAATGCTGATAAAAATGGAAACTGCAGTTGCTGTACTTGCGGAAAGGTTTTACATTGGAAAGAAATACAAGCTGGTCATTTTATGAGCCGCAAACATTACTCAATTAGATGGGATGAAAGGAATGTTCACCCTCAATGTGTCGCCTGTAATGTTTTTAGATATGGCGAACAATATAAATATTCAATTTTTTTAGGTAAAGAACTTGCAGATGTATTATATTTGCAAAGTAAGGAAATTAAAAAGTACACGACGGATGAGCTACAAAGTTCTATTGAACACTATGGCAAAATGTTAAAGGAGTACATTTTATAAACCTTTATTACTATTTTCTAGTAATTGTTTTTGTTCTTTGTTGAGGGGCGGCTTTAGGGTTTGCCCCTTTTTTTTTGATTATTTTAAAAATATTTTTGTTAATTATTTGTTTATATAAAAAAAGGTTGTATATTTACAAAGTAAAACAAAAACAAACACAATGAAAACAAAAGTAAACACAGACAACTTAGAACTAATAACTAGACAAGAGGTAAAACTTGAGGTATTTGAATTCAAATCTCATACACTTGGAGAACTATTTAAAGCAACAATTGTTAGAAATAGTGTTAACGAAATAATAAATGTTATATCAATAACAAGAAACAACGATAGAGAACATTTAACCAGTTGGGATTTTGAAAACGCTAGTCACGACTTGCATAGGCAATTAGATTCCTTTTGGAGATCATAAATTATAAATAAGGGGTACAGGGTTAAAGTCCCGAGTCTACAATGAAACGTAACTCAAGTGAGTACCCCCTTTTACTATTTAAATAAAATTTATTACCTTTACACTATGGACAAAACAAAAGCAGAACTCTACGGAAAAGTACAAGAGTTAAAACACGAAAACGAGCAATTAAAAAAACAATTAATTTTAAAACAACAAAGCAATGAAAGAACAAAGCATTAATTTAAAGCTGTTTAACATACAGCAAGAGATTGGAACAATTAGCAAAGAGGCGAGTAACCCCTTTTTTAAATCAAAATACTTTGATATTAACTCACTTATAAAACAGCTTCAACCATTATTAAAGAAGCATAGGTTACTTCTACTTCAACCAATAGAAGAAGATATGGTAGTAAGTAAGTTAATTTGTATTGATGGAACTGGTGGTGTTGTAAGTGGTTTAAAACTACCAGCAATAACAGACCCTCAAAAATTAGGTTCTGCGATTACATATTATCGACGTTATACTTTAGCGAGTTTGTTAGGGCTACAAGCTGTAGACGATGACGCTAACATAGCATCAAATAAACAATTTAGTAAACCAATAGCGCAAACTAGAAAACCAGAAGCAGCGTGGAAACCGTAAAGCTATGGAAAAACAATACTGTAAAATAGGAAAAACATATATTAATCAAATAAATAAAAATGGAAATAACAGGAGTAATAATAAAGAAACAAGAAGAGCCAACAATAGGAACCAGCAAAGCAGGAAATGAATGGAAGAAACAAAGTATAGTGGTCAACACAGGTGGCGACTATCCACAGCTTCTACAGGTAGATTTTATGAATGCTAAGTGCGACCAGCTTGCAGCTTTTAACGTAGATAGTGAAGTTAAAGTAGCAATTAACTTAAACGGAAAAGAGTATAACGGTAAATACTACACTAATATAACAGGCTGGAAAGTTAGCAACCCAGATGATGAAGTTACAAGCGCAGATCAAAACCCTGCTAGAGATGATAATTTTGAATTTTAATTAAATACAGGGGGCTTAACGCCCCTTTTTTTTATGTTTAAAAAATATATAGTGGGTGACCCTTTTCCTGATGACTTTTGGAACTATAATATAAACGCTATTACAGGCTACAAAGTTGAAAAGAGGGAAGTTAATTCAAGTGAAGTTGAGAAAAAATATAGACAAATAACAAAGGCAATATGATAGCAACGACAAAGGACATACAAGAAAAAATATTAGATATAAAATATGGTAGAATAAAAGAAGGTTTAAAAATAGGCATACCTGAAATAGATGAATACCTGCGTTTTAAAAAAGCGAATTTTAATTTAATTATAGGTCACGCCAACGTAGGTAAGACAACAATTATAATTTACTTGTTTGTTTTATGGGCTATAAAACACAATTTAAAATTTTTAGTTTGGTCTAGCGAAAACACACCCCAAAGCATTGTAAGGAAAATAATTGAATTTAAAATGGCTTTGCCAATACAAGAAGCAAATGAAACGTTAATTAGCGAAGCGATTAACTGGTGTAATGAGCATTTTAAAATAATAGACGTTGAAGAACTTTACACTTATAAGCAGTTAATAAAAGAAGCTGAAGCAGTTAAAGACGCTTGGAATTATGACGCGCTTTTAATAGACCCTTATAACAGCTTGAGTAAAGACGCTAAACTACAAAAGCTAACAGGTAATTCACACGACTATGACTACCAAGTAGCGAGTGAGTTTAGGTTGTTTGCAAAAAAGCAAGATGTAACAGTATTTTTAAATGCTCACGGAGTTACAAATGCCTTGAGGCAGGTACACCCAGCTGGACACGAATACCAAGGTTTACCAAAGCCTCTTACAATGGGCGACGTTGAAGGCGGTGGAAAGTGGGGTAACCGTTCTGATGACATTATTTGTATTCATAGATATACAGGTAGCTCAACCGATTGGATGTATAGTGTGTTGAGTATATTAAAAGTAAAAGAAAATGAAACAGGAGGCAGGCCAACACCTTTTGATGAGCCAATAAAGTTAAGAATGAAAGTTAATAATGTAGGTTTTGAATTTATGGGCAAAGATTTATTAACACGCAATAAGGTAAAAGACTTACAATTTTGATAATAATTGGTTTTTTCATTGTTTTATTATTAATTTGTATAGTGTTTGCTCATATAAATAAAGCAGATATTATAATAAGTCCGATAAAAGGTATGATGTTTGGAGCATTGTACCATAAAGACGAATATTTAGGAGAAAATGAATACACAATACAGTTCCTGTTTTTTTTATTTAGCATCAATATAATATGGGTAGAGGAGCAGGATGGTTAAAATATGCAGCCAAAGATCACAAAAAGTGGATTAAAATTGTTAATTCATTTGGTAAAACTAATGTCGCTGAAGATATAGTTCAAGAGGCTTATATGGTTTTATACAAATACACAGATGAAGAAAGTATTGTACATAATGGCAGGGTTAATCAGGGATATATGTTTTATACTTTGCGCTCTGTATTTTATCAATATCACAAAATTAAAAAACGAATACAGGTTACAAGTATTGATGATGAAGAATATACGTCGCAAATACCAGACAATATTGAAATGGATGAGGAAATAGCTTATGGTTCTTTTTTACAACTTGTTGATAAGAGTATGGAAGATTTTAATTGGTATGACAGAAAGCTTTGGAAGTTGTATAGCCAGACAGATATGTCAATTAGAAAGATTGCAGCTGAAACTAATATAAGCTGGGTAAGTATTTTTAATTCTTTAAAAAATATAAAACAAATATTAAAGAATAAATTAGCTGAAGATTATGAAGATTTCAAGAATGAAGATTATGAATTATTAAAATAACAATATGGAAAAGCCAAAAGACAAGCGCACTAAAGAATATAAAGATTGGAAAAAAAGGTATGATAATGACAGTAAAGGCGTAGGAGATACGGTTGCTAAAATAACTAAGGCAACTGGAATAGAAAAAGCTGTTAAGTTTTTAGCAGGAGAAGATTGTGGCTGTGACGAAAGGAAAGACAAATTAAATAAAATATTTCCATATTATAGGCCTAATTGTTTTACTGAAGAAGAGTTTAATTTTATAGGCCAAAAGATTAAAGAAGTAACAAGTAGAATAGAGCGTGATGACGTGCCTAAATTACTTAGTATATATAACAGGGTATTTAATGACAACAAACAGGCCACAGCCTGCGACAGTTGTTTTGTGAATGGGGTTTGGGCAAAATTAAAAACAATATACAAACACTACGAATAATTGAAAGAGCAAGCGCTTTTTATATATATAACAGATTGTTGTTATCCTGATTTAGTTAAGGCAAAGAAACAGATGTCAAAATGGGATTGTTATAGCCCAGCAACTAAGCACAGGATTGAACTAAAGTGTAGGCGTGTACATTATGATACATTGATAATAGAAAAACCTAAGTATGAGGCTATTATAAATAAATGTAAAGAAAATAACGATGTACCTATATATATTAATTCAACGCCTAAAGGGGTTTATAGATTTAATTTAAGTAATTTTGAACCAATATGGGAAACAAAGTATTTAAACAGAACAACAGATTTTAGTAATAGGGCTTTAATACCTAAGGAGATTTTTATGCTACCTGTAAATGAAGCCGAAATAATTTAACAATGAACACGACAGAAAAGAAAATACACTTAATGCAAGAAGCTGAATATTATGCTGACTTTAATTTAGTTGGTGAGTTAATAATTAAAGCAAAAAAAGCGAAGCCAAATAGCACACCAGTTAATAAAATGTATAAATGCTGGCAAAGTATCGGGCTTTACGTTCATAGCCTTATAACAAACGCAGAACATATAGAGACTATAATAACACAATATAGATCTGACAAGTTAAGGGCAATAACAAGAGCCCAAACAGCTGAAAATAAAATTGCTGAGTTACAGGGAGAAATAAAATTACTAAAAACTAAAATTGGTTTAGGATTGTAAAGTAATTTAATTTTTATTTGTTTGTTTAAAAAATGTTTACTATTTTTACAAAGTAAAACAAAAACAAATGAACAAATATAATAGAGTAGTACACGAACAACTTTTTAACGAGTGGCCAACAAAAGATATTTTTGATTTAAAATATCACATTGAAGGTAAGGAACAAAAAAACTCGCACGACCTTAGAACTTTAGAGGTCATAACCTTAGTACTTGAGAAAAGATGAGCTATTGGGATATGATATACGCAGATTACACAATGTCTGAATTGATAAAAGGTATGAATGACGACAACTTGTTAACCTACCAGCAAAGAAGATATGAACTAGAGTTTAACAAAAGGCTGGCAAAAAAGCTAGATGATGTAAACGAGTTTGAAAAAAAATGGGGTGAGTGTACAAGTTCAAGGGCGATGCGAAAATACTGCACTGACAAAAAGTACAGGGAAAGAGTACACGCCTTTAATAAATCAGTAATTGAATCAAGTAAATACTATTAAAATGATAACATTATTAAACGGCGATAGCTGGCTTAAAGAAGAGTTGATAACGCAAATGTACGATGACAACTTTTATTATAACACACTAGGCGTAGACAAGGCTCTTAGCACAAGTAGCCTAAGTCAATTGTTAGATTCACAAGAGGATTTCCTTAGGTATTTAAAAGGTAAAAAACAAAAGGAAAGCGATGCGCTTAGAATGGGTAAGCTTGTTCATTGGGCTTACCTAGAACCTAAAAAGTTTTATTCATTAAAGTTTGTAGACACCGAAAGAACTAACTCTAAAGCTTATACTGAAGCGGTGCAGGAATACGGCGCTCAAAATGTATTTAAAGAAAAAGAGCAGCGTATAGCCGAACACTATATTGACAGGCTAAACAATAAAGAAAAGTTAAAGCAAATTAGAAAGAATTGTGAAGTTGAAATACCTGCAATAAAAGAGCTGTTAGGGATCCCAATAAGGGGCAAAGCTGATATGATTGACGATGAATGTTTGTACGACCTTAAAACTACAAGAGTAAACCCTAGCGGATTCAATTGGTGGAAGGTAAGGGATATGAATTATGACTTACAGGCTTTTATATATTGCCAGCTTTTTGAGCGTGATTACTTCGCTTGGATACCTTTAAACAAAATGAATAGCAGGGTTGGAATACGGTATGCAAGTAGAGAGTTAATTGAAAGCGGTGAGGAGAAGTTTTACAAAGCTATTGAAGTTTATAAAACAAAGTTCCAAGGTAAAACTATAGAAGAAATAGAGGATGCCTTGAGTATGGATTTAGATGAAGATGTAATAAACAAACCGTAATGAAACTATTTGAAGATGACTGGGGTGTTGACAATAGCCCAATAGATGAAACTGAAATAACTACGACAATACTGTATTTCAGCCCACAAGAATTAAAGGAATTTAAAAAACTTTGCAAGGCAGGTATAAAGTTAGAGTTTGGCGAAGCATATCAGCAAAAAGGAAATCTTAGTGACTTCTTGTTAACTATACTAAAACAAAGATATGAAAACATATAAGTTAAAGCGAATACTTGACAATCAACAAGCTGCTAAATTAAAAACAAAGTATTTAAATTCTAGCCACTATAATACATTGATCACAGAAGATGCTGATGGTTATGACGCCGCTACGGGTCAACTGTTATTTAGGTTTAGGAAAGGCGCTATACCTTTTGATATTTTAAAGCAAGGTTATGAGTCGTTTAAAAACAGTATTGAAGTAACAGAAAGTAGAGGCGCAGCAAGCGGAAGCAGCCATAAGCGTATCCGTAAAGATGGCTCAGTAAGTAATATAACTGTCGGCAATAAGGTTGAGTCAGGTTCAGTAGGTTATATGGATAAAAGTGCGATGATACATTATTGTAGGAAGACCGCCTTCGCTAAAAAATACTTTGACGAGTTTAAAGCTGGGGTTCCGTTTGTACAATTTATAGATAAAAAATATAAAGAACTTTGTCCTGAACATTGGGCAAAGCAAAAAGCTATCGCACTAGGCACAAATAAAAATTATATAATAGATGATACAAGCTTTACCACAGTAACCGTTAACAAAAACTTTAGAACTGCTGTACATAAGGACGCAGGTGATTTTCAAGAGGGATTTGGTAACTTAATTGTGTATCGTGAAGGTAACTATGATGGAGGCTATTTTGTACTCCCTGAATACGGTGTGGCTATTGACTTACATAATACAGATCTTTTATTTGTTGATGTACATAAATGGCACGGAAATACAGAATATACAAACTGTTCAGATGATTGGCTACGAATAAGCTTTGTACTTTACTACCGAGAATATATGTATAAATGTAAGAGCCCGACAGAACAATTAGCAGAAGTAAAACAAGACAAAACAGGATATTTAACTTTATAACAATGGAACAACAAAAACAATTAAGAGCAAACAATTTTGAGGATATAGTTTACGACTATTTTAACGATGAGTTAAGCTGGATACTCAGTCACTATGCAAGTAAGGAGGCGCAGTTTAAAAGAGGTGAAAACAGACAAGGCGTTGAAATTAAAAATGACCAAAAATATAAAGAGTCAAGAAATCTATATATATCTGTCAAAAGAGTATATGCAGGCAGCGGAAAAGAATACTCAAGCGGAATATATAGGGATACAGAAACTAGGCAGATGTTTTATGTTATTGGCGACAAGGATAATTTCTGGATAATAGCTACAAAGCATTTAAGAAGTTATTACGAAATTAATAAGCCAGAATTATACAGCGGCTTTACAACTGACAAAGGTGGTAAAGAATATGGTTTTTTATTACCTGTAAACAAAGCTGACCGTATGGCTGTACACAAATTCAGTACACAAACAACTCTATTATGATTGGGCGTTATTGTGAAATAAATAACATTGAAGAAGTTGCTGGTTTAAAAAAGGGGATGGACTTTAGGTTGCCACAGTATAGGCGTGAGGTTTTTTTAAGGTTTTTTGAATACCATATTAAATACAAGGGACACGCTGGAGCGGTCTATTATGTAATGCCATATATTTTTGATAAGATGCAAATGTCGCAAGAAGAGAAGCTTTGGTTCTGTTATATAAATGGCTGCACTCAAAACGTACTGACAACCTATTTG